GCGGCAGGCCATGGGACGCGATGCCGGGTTTACGTGGCCCAGGATGTAGCTGGCACATCGACGTAGGCCCCTAAGATTGCTCGGGTCCCCGGACGCGCCGGGGCGCGCCGGGGCATCGGCTGGCGGCGGGCGTGCCACGCCGGTGCCACGCCGGACGGGTGGGGAGGCGGCTCTTTCCGCAGCGGGAAGGCCTACCCGACGACCACGCGCCGGGTCTCGCGGAGCCGGCGCCGCCGCTTCGTCCGGCGCCGCTCGATGTGCGCGGCGAGGCGGGCCTCGGCTGCGCGCGCGCGGGCGGCCGCTTTCTCCGGGTCGCTCGGCGTGGCCAGGTCGCGCAGCGCGTCGCCCAGGGCGACCACGTCGAGGGAGAGCTCGATCACCTCGTCGGCGGAGAGCTGCCCGTCGGCGCCGGCGCGGACGCCATCGGCGGCGAGCTCGACGAGGGCGGCGACGAGCTGGCGGACCTCGCGGGCGGTCTCCTCGGTCACGCCGCCGCCGGGTGCTCGAGCACGGAGAGCGAGAACGTGGACCCGTGCCCGCGGGCGGTGTTGACCAGGCAGAGGTCGTACAGCTCGTCGATGCCCTTGCCGACAATGGCGATGCAGCCCTCGGACCACGGGCCGACCGGACGGTCGGCGGTGCGGGGGCCGCGGTGGATCTGGAGCAGCGAAGAGCTGTAGAGGGGGCCCTCGTAGTCCAGAACCTCGTCGCGGTTCCCGTCGCGCCAGCACGGGATGGGGCGCGTGGGCACGAGCGCCACGTCGACGCCCTTGTGGAGCCCGAGCTTGTAGGCGCCGCGGTGCTGCCCCGTGGCGATGATGGCGACGCCGTCACGCCGCCGCGGCGCGGTCACGGCAGGGCGGCCCGGGTCGGCGGTGCACGCCCAGGTTTGGAGCTGCCACGTCGCCGCCTCGTCCTCGAACAGGGCGTAGAAGAGGTCGTCGCACCGGTCGAGGGTGCCGGGGTGCGCGCGGAGCACGCCTAGGGTGAGGTTGTAGGCGCCGCGGAACACCACGTGGCCCTCGCGGGCGAGGCGAGCGCGGAGCTCCGGGATCGTGGTGGTGATCACTGCCCAGCCCCGTCGAGCTGCCGTTCGATGCGGTCGAGCCGCCGAAGGATCTCGTCGTACCGTGTCGCCGACACCTGGTCCGCGGCCGCGTGGAAGGAGAGCTCCTCGCGCCGGAGCAGCTCCACTGCCGCCCCGACCTTCGCGTCGATCCGCGCGTCGATGGACGAGAGGTCGCCATCGCGCGTCGCCGCCCCCACCCCGCCTGCGGCGGCTGCGCTGACGAGAGCGGTGCCGAGGACGGCCATGATGCCCGCCGGGAACGACAGCGTGAAGGGCTTCGCGTACCATCCCGGGGACTGCTCGGGCATCGTGTGCTCCTGGCCCGGTACTACACAGCCAGATGAGCGTCATGCACGAGGAACCCGCGCGCGTCAGAGCCCGCCGAAGGGCCAGTCGATGCCCCCTGCGGTGACGACGAGGCGTCCGGGGGCGCCCGGCTCGACCATCGCGTCGAGGTCGCCGCGCGAGGCGTCGAGGAGCTCCTCGCGTAGCGCCTCGACATGCGCGGGCGGCGCCACGATGCGAGACACGGTGCCCCAGGCCTCCTCGGTGGCGAGCACAGACGACAGCATCAGTACACCCGCGCGATGACGACCGAGTCCTCACCGGCGCCGCTTGGTTGCGAGCCGAACACCCACCCCCACAGCGCCGCCGCAGAGTCGTTGACGATCGAGGCCGTCTGCGCCGCCGGGCCGTCGCTCACACCGGACCACGACCCAACGGAGTTCTCCGGGGTCGCCGACCGCTGGATCGAGATGCCCGTGCGGCTCGCGACCGGCCCGGAGGAGGCCCATTTGCCCATGTCGACGGTTGCGGCGGCCACGCGAGTGTGCTCCATGCGCACCGTCTGCCACGCGGTGCCGCCCACGGCGTAGAGCCCGAAGTGGGGTGTGCCGTTTGTGGTGCCGTTCTTTCCGAAAAACCCGGCGATCGAGTTCGTGTTGGACCGAAACTGGCCGCTCATGTCGCCGATGCCCGACACCGCGAGCCCGTACCGGTAGCCGTCGCTCTCCTGGTAGCCAGTGGCGCCCGTGACGACGGCGCCGGCGCAAGCCGCCTGCACAACGCTCGTCGTGGAGCGGTACTGGAGCCACAAGTCCTTCGTGCTCACCCACGCCCGGATGCCGCCGCCCGTGGACGCGCCTGCGCTCGGCCCAAGCCGGTAGTAGCCGGCGAACGTGCAGCCGGTAAACGGCGCGGCTTGGTTCCATCCGGCGTAGGCCCCGCTCGCGTTGTCGCAGAGCCCGATCAGGATGTTCGCCGCCGTGTACGTGTCCGCCGAGGCCACCATCGTAGGCGAGGGCGAAGGCGTGCCCGAGTCGTGGACGGCGATGATGATTCGGCAGTTTCGAGGCCCGAAGGCCGACGAGTAGATTGCCTGGGAGCCGGCCGTGGTGTCGCGCGTCCACGTCATCGCCGAGACGACGCCCGGCGCACCCGCGATGTCGACGTCCTGGGTGACGCCGAACAGGGTAGCCAGCGACGCCATGATGCCGGCGGCGTTATCCGAGGCCGGCGTGTTCGTCCCGACGTGGTAGCGGGTCGGCATTACAGCACTCCAACGGTGACGCAGTCGGGCACGTGGACAATGCCGCGCCCCTCGATGACGATGGGGCCGCGCCCGAGCACACTCACGAGGGGCATGGCGATCCAGGCGAGCGCGGTGCCGGCGTAGCCGAGGACGCGGCCTTGGCGGTCGCCGGACGCAGGCGCGGCGAGGGTGACGAGGGTTGAGCCAGAGCGGATGAGGATCTCACCGTCGGCCATCGCGCCCACCGTGAGCGTCGTAGGGCCGCCGGTCTCGCGGAGCGCGCCCGCGTAGGCGAGGTCGACGGTCGGGTTGCCGGCGACCCCGTCGCCGTTGCTGACGTTGACCTGACCCGAGCCGGCGGTCAGGGTGCGCGCCGCCGCCGTGCCCGCACCGGTGCGCGCGACGAGGCCGGCGGACGCGAGGGCGGCGTAGCCGTCGAGGTCGGCGTCCCACGCCTGGACGCCGCCGGCCGCGCCGATCTGCGTGTAGGCGGCGGCGCCCGATCCGTCGAAGCTGGCGAGGCGCGAGGCGGTGCCGGTGTGGGCGCTCGAGGTCCACCCCAGGTTGGACGTGAGCGCGGCGTGGTCCGTGGTGCCGCCGCCGCCGCCGCCCAGGGCGTGGAAGCCCTTCGTCCCGCCGCTGTTCGTGCCGTAGTACAGGCTGGCGCCGGGCGACGGCGGGTCGACGAGCGCGGCGAGCGCGTACAGCCGCGCGCGCATCCGGGACAGGAGGGTGTTCATGCTCCCGGTACTACACAAGCCCGTTAGGCGTGCGGTCCACGAGGTCGAACTGCGCGCGGAACGGGACCATGGTGCGCGAGACCCGCGTGCACACGGCGCGCTGGCGCGTCAGGCCGTAGCCGTCGTCGGTGATCGTCACGACGGCGCCGGCCTGCAGCCAGTACACGTCCGCGGCGAGCTCGTACTGGAGCACGCGCCGCGGCATGGCGAGGCGGCTCGCCCGGGCGCCCGCGATGCGGAGCGCGGTCGTCGCGTCGTCGGTGGCGTCGCAGTCGACGGGGGCGTCGGCGCGCACGCCGTAGAGCTGCTGGGAGAGGGCGCAGAGCGCGGACGTGGACGCGTCCAGGGTGACGGTCTCCATGAGATCGCCGGAGGTGGCCTCGGGCGCGTAGTTCACGGTGAACGCGTTCCGGATGGCCTCAAGGTCGGACACCCCCATGCGGCCGACGCGCCCGAGGAGCTGCTGGCCGAGCGTGAGGTGCGCCTCGGGGACAGCGACGTGCGGGTCGCAGTAGGCCAGCCAGAGGCCCTTGCCGCTGTTCATCTCGATCACTGGGAGGTGCCGAAGAACGCGGTCCCGGAGCACCTCGATCGCCGTCGCCTCCTGGTCCGTGTAGATCGCGATGCGCCAGTCCCTGAGCCGGGCGAGCGCCGGCTCCGTCGCGCGCCAGTCCACCGCCAGGCCGGAGTCGACGAGGAGGCGGCGGATGACGCCCTCGGCGCCGAGCGCCGGCCGGTCGGCGCCGTCGGCGGCGGCGATGCCGCCGTGCGTCGCGTCCCAGGTGTACGCCCCGTTTGTCGACAGGAAGGCGGCTGCGCCCTCGACGTAGGCGTATTCCTTGCCGTTGATCGTGCCGTTCGTGACGATGTACGGAGTCGGCGACTCGCCGTCCTCGTACACCGTCACCGTGTACGAGGCGCCCGTACGGGGCAGGTGGTGCCCGCAGAGGATCAGCCGGTTGGTGCCCGAGGAGACCTCGCCCACCTTGTAGCAGGGGACCGACTTCGCGGCGCCGTACACGTGGACGTACTTTTTCCCCTCGAGGTCCGACATGTCGTCGCCCGCCGTGTCGACCGGAGTGGGCCAGTCGGCGCCCACGTCGCGCGCGTCGTCGCCGATCGTCTCGGACGTGGCGGGCGGAGTCGTCTCCAGCGAGAGCGTGGACACTTGGTCGGCCACACCGAACTCCGCACCGGCGATGCCGCCCGCGAGCGCGACGAGGCGATCGTCCCAGACCTGGCCCGCCCAGAGCAGCGCGAGCTCGGCGGTCGCGGCGGTGACGTGGTGCCAGTCGCCCTGGAGCGCGCCGAGCGAGGTGCCCGGCGTAACCATCTCCACCTGGGCCTGGGTGAGCGCGCCCACGCCGTCGAGGCTGAACACGTCGAGCTCTTGGTCGAACTCGCTGACGCCGGCGAGGAACGGGTCGAACGAGAGCACCGCGCCGCGCCGGGTGAGCACCCGCATCGGCCGGCTCGCCAGGCGCAGGGCGCGCCCGTCGGGGAGCGTGAGCGTGAGGAGCCACACGGGGCGATGCCCGTCCTCGAGCTCGGCTTCGGCCTGCGTGAGCCGCATCAGAGACACTCCTCGAGGACGAGCTGGTCCACGCGCGTGAGCGCCGTAGTCCCCTCGCCCCAGACGTTCGTCGCCTGGTACGTCCCGACGACCCGGTAGAGCCCGGCGGTCGCGAAGTCGTCGGTGTCGCGCCAGAACATGATCGGCCGGTGCGCCCCTTCCAGCGCGGCGTAGAAGTCACGGAGCCGGAGCTCCAGATCGAAGCTGGCGGAGGCGTGGGCGATCGGTGCCCACTGGATCGCCAGCGTGCGGCGCCGGGGGCCGATGCGCGCCGACGTGCGGTAGCCGCTGTCGGCCTCCATGACCTCCACGCGCGGCTCGATGCGGTCGACGAAGCCGTGGTCGTAGGTCTGCGCCGGCGTCAAGGCGCGATCGAAGATCAGCGTCCCGACGTGGTAGCAGTTGTCCGCCGGCGGGGTCTGCTGGGCACCGACAAGCAGCCGCATGAAGCGGTACAGCACGAAGTTCGTCTTGAGCGCCATGTGATCGCCGAAGACGTACATGCTGCCCGAGGCCGCCGAGAAGTCCGCGCCGGTGACGTAGATCCGATCGGCGTCGTTGTCGGTGATCTCGTAGACGGTGCCGCCGACGTCCAGGAAGAAGCGGTGGCCGTCGCCGTCGCTCCGGAACTGGCCCGGCCTCCAGCTCGGCGAGCTCGTGGGGCCGACGTAGCCGGGGCCCCGGTTGCCCGCGCCGATGGTGCGAGTGTCGAGGGTGGCGTCGAGCGACAGCGCGAGCGCGGGCGTGCCCCACGAGTCGGAGGTGTTGAACTGGAGCGTCGCGCTGCGGAAGTTTGTCCCGAACAGGCCCGCGGTGTCTCCCCGGAACGTGTCGCCCGAGCCGGCATCGAACACAACGTTCCAGCTCACGTTGTCGCTGGCGCTGTGACACTTCCGCGAGGGCCGGAGCTCGTGCCAGATGCTCTCCCGCCCGAACTGGTACGTGGTCGCGACAGTGTACGTGTCGCCCGGCACGCCGCCCATGTTGCGGCCGCCCAGGTAGATCCCGTCGGAGAGGTAGTAGTCGGCGAGCGTCCCGAGGGCGCGCCCCCGGAGGTCGTTCGGGTTGGTGTAGCCGGCCTCCAGGTTGTCCGAGGAGCCGGAGACGCCGATGAAGTAGCAGTCGTGCGTCCCAGCGACGGCCGAGCTTCCGCCAAGCCGGAGCTGCGAGTTGCCGACCACCGCGTACTCAGGCACGGTCGAGACCGGGCCGGCGGTCCATTTTGAGCTGCCATCCTGCCGATACCAGTAGGCGAGCCGGCCGCTGACGCCTGCGACGTAATCGTGCGCAAAAGCGAAGAGGAACTCCGTCGCGATGGTCATATCGGCCGTGATGAGGCTGATGTTCGTGCCCGACGTGTCCACGATCTGGAACTGCGTCGTGGACATGCGGAGGATGAAGCCCTGGTGGTTGCCGGACCCGTCCGAGACGGAGAAGCGGAAGCCGTTCGACGTGACGGCCACGGAGCCGCCGCTGACCTGGCGGCACCGGTAGCGGACCTTGTAGGTCCCGCCCGCGTCGGAGGCCGCGAGCACCGCCGTCGGCGCCAGGTAGTAAGTCGCGTTGGCGCCGGTGGAGACGAAGCGGAGCGGCCCCTCGTTGGTGACCGTCGCCCCGGCGCCGGTGTTGGTGCGCGTCCAGGGCGTGGCCAGGGCGTCCGGGTAGTCGACGGGGATGTACCCTGCGTTGTACGTCTCGATCACGCTGCCGACGTTGCCGCCCTCCGTCACGGTCTCCCAGCCGCCGAGCGTGTAGAGGTGCATGGCGTAGTCGGACGCACCGCCGCCCGAGGAGCGAGAGAGCGCCAGGATGACGACGCGGCCCGCCCACGTGCCAGCCGAGATCGCGCGCCAGCCCGCGTTCGTGTTCGTGCTGTTCAGGTTCACCACCTTCTGCCCGCCGAGCGGGTTGGTCCACGTCTCCCCCCCGTCGAGGGAGCAGGACGCGTCGATGTCGACGTGGCTCCCTGCGGTGCTGTTCGTCGCGAAGGCCCACACGACGCCGTCGTCGCGCGTCACGATCGCCAGCCGGCCGCTGTTGCACGTGAGATCGGCGTCCACGCCCGTGGTCGACAGCCCACCGCCCGGGGCGATGGTGCGCACCTCGGGGGCGCTGCCAACGAGCGAGATGGCGAGGACCTTGCCGCTGGCGGTGACTGCCGTGCGCACGTTGCGGAGCGTCTGGCTGGAGTCGACCGTCGTCCAGTTGTAGCCCTCGTCCTGGCTCACGCGGACCTCGGTCACGGCGCTCCCCGTCGAGGAGGCGACGACCATGACGAGCAGGTCGTCCACGTACTCGAGCGAGACCATGTCCTGGCTCGACGTCACCGTGCCGCACGACGAGGACGCGGACCAGGTCACGCCGTCGTCGTCCGAGGAAAACCGGGTGAGCGAGAGGCTCAGCGCGCGCACGACGACGAGCCGGCCGTTCGGGAGCACGACGAAGTCGCTCTGCTTGTCGGAGGTCGTCGACGTGGCGTCGATGGTCACCGTGGACGCGACCCCAGCAGTCGTCACGCGGGTGAACGTGAACGTGCTCGCGCTGGTCGGCGCGTGGGACGTGACGAACCCGAGGTCGCCGTTCGCGAGCGTCCGCGGCGTCGACGGGCGGCCGACGCCGGTGCCGTAGGCGACTGGGTAGTCGACCCGCACGAGGTAGGGCGTGTCGACGTAGCCGCGCCAATCCAGCGTGCCAGCGCCGGCGGCGTCGGTGGTGCGCTTCCAGATCGCCGCGGCGCCGAGGCCTTGGCCGGAGCCGGTGACCAGCGCGTACCCGCTCGCGTTGCCGCCCGTCTGGAGCTTCACGTCGAGCGCCGCCGCGGCCACCGGGTTCCCGGTGGCGCGGAGGCGGAGCTGCCCGAGGTTCGATGTGCCAGGCGTCGGCGGGGCCACGGTAAGCCCGGCCTCGGAGGTGGCGGAGAGAACGCGCGACGCCGTGTGCGTGTGGCCAGGGCGAACGAACAGGGTGCTCATGCGACTACGCCTCCGCCGGAGAGCCCGGCGCCTCGGCCGCTACCGCGCGACAGGGCGCGCACGGTCTGCGGGATGATCCCGTTGCTTCGGATGTCGGTGCGCGCGATCTCCCGCGCCTCGTGGCGGCCGATGCGGACCACCGTCACGCCCCCGCCGCCGGGCATGGCGCCCGGGCTGGCGTTCATCGCGTGCACGGCCTGGGCCCCCCCCAGCGCGTTCACGCTCTGACGGTTGAGCACGCCCTCGCCCGCGAGGACGACGCTGTTCCGCTCGTCGGGGTACCCGACGCCGCCGGCGTGGAACTGCGGCTTCGTCGCGGCGATGAGGGCTACGTTCGTCGCGGTCAACGCGGCGATGCCTGTCGCCGCTGCGGCGCCGGCGACGGGCCCGAGCTGGAAGGCGGCGACGCCCGCCTGCAGGCCGGCGATCAGGGTCGCCGCGATGCTCGCCGCCTGCTGGATCGAGAACGCCGCTTCCGCCGCCGCGCGATTGATGGCCTCCTTCTCGGCGAGCGCGTCCCGCTCCACCGTGAGCTGGGCCTCGATCGCGCTCTTCTGCGCGTCGGTGAGGTCCTCCGCCGCCACCTCGCCCGCCCGGTACGCGTCGACCAGCGCCTGGCCAGAGAGGGCCGCGGCGTCGACGGTCTGGTCGGAGAGAGCGGCGAGGAGCGCGTCGAGCTCGACGAGCTGCGCCTGCACCTCCTGGAGCGCCTCGGTTCGGGCGTCGAGCTGCGCGTCCACGATCGCGCTGATGGCCTGCAGGAACGGCTCCACGGCGCTGATGGTCTGCTCGGCGTACTCGACCGTCAGGTCGTAGCGGTCCTGCAGCCCCTGCTCGAGCTGCGCGGTCCGGTCCGCCTCGAGCTTGGCAGCGCGCGCCTGGGCGGAGATCTCGGCCTCGGCGCGGCGCTCGGCGGTCCGGGCCTCCGCGTCGGCGATGATCTTCGCGTTGGACTCCGCGATCTTCGCGCGCTCCTTGGCGAGGGCGAACTCGCGGTTCTCCTCCGCGATCATCTGGCGCACCGCCTCCGTGAAGGCTTCGGCCGCCACCTTCCGGTCGAGCAGCTCCCGCTTCGCGCGCTCGTCGGCGGACGCCGCCGCGTCGGTGGCGTCGCGGACCCCCCGCAGGGAAACCTCGATGTCCCCGTACGCCTCGTCCGCGGCGGTGATGACGGCCGTGCCCTCGGAGATCTTATCGACGAGCGCCTGCGCCGCCGGAACGAGCTGCCCGTCGAGGGTGCGGGCCACCTTCCCCATGGCGTCGAGCTCGGCCTGGTGCGCCGCCACCTGGGCGCGCGTCGCCGCCACCACCTGGTCGCGCGCGCCCTTCGCGCCGGCCAGCCCCTGCTGGTACGCGAGCTCCGTGTCGGAGAGCTGGCCCGTTGCGTGGGCGAGCTGCATCGCCGAGGCGGCCGCGATGTCGTGGATCGGCTTGAGCGCCTTCAGCGACTCCGACAGCACGTTGCTCTTTCGCTTCGCCTCCTCGGCCTCGCGGTGGTACTCGCGCCAGGCCAAGTAGCCGAGGCCCACCGCGGCGGTCACCGCCGCCACGGCCACGCCGAGGGTGCCGAGCGAGACGCCGAGCGCCTTGCTCGTGGCGCTCGCCACTTCGCCCACGTCGGCGAGGTCCGCGACGTTCCGGGCCGCGTCGCCGGCGGCGGGCGCGACGAGGCCGAGGGCGCCGGCGAGCTTTGCCGCGCTCTGGCCCGCCGTGCCGGCCCGGTCGCCGAAGTCCTTCGTGTCGGCCGCCGCCTGCCGCGACGCCTTGGCCGCGGCGAGCGCGGCGCGCTCCGCCGACTTGATCTCCTTCGCCATCTGCGCGGCGAGCGCCTTCGCCTGAACGCCGCCGATCTCCGGAATGCGCGCCAGCGCCTGCTCGAACTTGTCGAGCCGCGCGACGATGTCGATGCCTGCTACCGGGTTTGCCACGTCATCCCCCCTTCGCCGCCTTCACGGAGATCGCCTGCGCGAGCTCGGGCGCGAGCCGCGGGATGCGGGCCTGCACCGGCTTGCGGACGAGTTCGACTATGAGGAACTTCCCGTCCGAGGCCTTCGGGTTCGGCACCTCGATCTGCCACGGCGCTGCGCCGCGGATGCGGGGCGCCACGGGCTTCCCCGCCTTCTTCCACGCCCACCACTCGCCCTGCGTCACGACCCGCCGCACGACCGACAGCCGACCGGGGCGTCGCACGAAGAGCGGGGTCGGCTTGCGCTTCTGCGGGTCGAGGCGCGTGTCGGCGCTGCCCACGCTCACGCGCACCTCGCCCTTGCTCGCGTCGAAGGTGGTGACGCGCTCGATGTACCCGCTGCGCCCCGTGCGCCGGGTGACGCCCGCCGCGCTGTACCAGGCGGCCTCGGCCTTGGCCGCCTCCTCGTCGCCCGCGCGCTCGAGCACGCGGACGGTCTCCGTCTGCGCCGCCGACAGGAGCTGGCGCACCGCGGCGTCCCAGCCGTCGTCGAGGCTCACCGTGATCCCGTCTCGGGTGAAGCTGCTACGAGGCATGCACAAGCCCGTGCGAGAACCAGAACGAGGCGCCGCCGTCCGAGACGTTGACGGCCTGCTTCGCCTTCGCCAGGGCCGCGACGCCCGCGCGCGGACTCTGCGCCCCCGCCTGGCGGGCCGGCGGCCGCTCGGACCGGCGGCCGCGCGAACGCCGCTGGTGAGCCTCCTCGAGGTCCTCCTGGCGGATGTTCCACTCGGCGACGACGCGCACACGCTGCTCCGGGGTGAGGCGGTAGAACCAGTCGGGGTCCGCCTGGCGCCAGTCCCGGGCGTGCCGGAGCGCGGTCAGGTCCGCTGCGCCCCGGCCTCGGAAAAATCCTCGGCCTTCTCGACCTCGGGCGCGCGCGGGTAGAGGCTCGTCAGGACGTGCGGCCAGATCGCGGAGCCGGCATCCGAGATCTCGGACTGCTTCGCCCCGTGCGCCCGGAGCGCCTCGTAGACCACCGCCCCGTACTCGAGGATGTCGTCGCTCCCGAAGTCGTCCAGCGCGGGGGCGCCGGCGGCCTCGCGCAGCGCCGGGACGCACAACGCGACCGCCACGCTGAACGCCTTCCTCGACCGCCGCACAGACCCGCCCGCGGCATGGAACGCCCGGCTGATGTCCTCGCGGTCGGCGTAGGAGGCTGGGACGGTCGCCTCGTGGGACGCTCCTCCCAGCGTGACGGTGATCGGGGTGTGTCCGGTGTCCATCGAGGTTCCTCGGTCAGGTAAGCGTGATCGCCCCGTAGCAGATGCCGCTGATCTCCACCTCGTTGACGTCGCCCTCGCTGAAGTTCACGTCTTCGATGCGGCAGTCCTCCAGCGTTGCCGTGTGGTCGGCTGCGTCGCCCACGGCGAGTCCGGCGATCGTCCAGAGGAGGTCGACCGTCCAGGGGCGGCTGGCGCCGAGCGTGCTCGTTGCCGCGGCGTAGGGGCCCAGCTTCAGGCACACGCCCACGAGCGTGGTGTCGGCGCTATCCACGAGGTCGCGGAGCACCGCAGTCAGAGTGAACGTGGGGTACTTTCGCGCGCCGTCGACGAGGGTGTGAAACTCGCCGCGGTCCTCGACGAGGATCGGCTGCTTGTTCCCCGCCGTAAGCCCGTTGATCTTGAGGTTGCCGCTCTCGACGGCCACCGTGTAGGGGGTGCCGCTGCCCGGAGTCACCGTGATGGTGCCCAGGAAGCGGGTCTTCGGGGCGGTAGATTCGGCCATGGGAGCCTCCGGATCAGGCCGAGCGGCCGAGGATCACGATGTCGTAGGAGATGGTGTTGGCGCCGGGGTCGATGTTGAGGATGTCGGCCGTGCCAGCGGTGGTCGCGAGGCCGCCGCCGTCGAGCGGCGCGAACCACACCCACAGGCCCGAGGCAGGGACCTTGATCACGTCGCCCGTTGCGCCGAACAGGCCCGCAAACGCGGGGTTCGAGCCCGCGCCCACCGAGAGCACGTGGCCCGCGGTGGTGGCCTTGTTCTTGATGACGATCGCGCATACCTCGATGAGGTTGAGCACCGAGCCACCCAACGCCGCTGTGAGCACCCCCCGGAGGTCGAGCGGGTCTGCGGCTGCGGCGGCAGAGCGGCTGTCGCTCCAGACGAGATCGAAGGCGTTGTCGGTCGTGCCGCTCGTGTAGCTGCGGCCGCGCAGCGCACCGGGAAACTCCAGCAGATGCGGCTGCGTGGCCGTGCCCAGATCGTTTGCCTGCGACTCCATCGCCAGGACGCGCAGGTAGAGGTCGGTGTTCACAGCCATGAGCGGTCTCCGTCAGAGGTGGGTCCGGTCGCGTCGAGCAGCTCCGTCTGGTTCAGCCGATCATCCGGCTGATGGCCTGGCGGTGGACATGGAGGGACCGCGCCGCCGTCGTCGCCGTCTGCACGCCGATGTACGGGATGAAGTCCATCGCGTCCGTGAGCGCCGTGGTCGTCACGATGAGCACGCCGTTGATGTACAGCCGCGCGATGCGGCTCGCGTCGATGACGATGCGCAGCGTGTACCGGGTCGACGCCTGGACGAGCACGTTGCTGTCGGTGGTCGTGTCGACGTTGGCGATCGAGGTGATGGCCTGCCACTCACCGCCGTTGACGCCGGCCTCGTAGCGGAGGAAGGCCTGGTTGTCGTCCGTCGCGGCAACGGAGGTGTTCGTGAGCTTGAGGCCCGCCCAGATGATCATCGACGTGATCGTGGCGGGCGTGGTCACCGTGCACTCCCACGCGGTCTGCTTGTCCGTGCCCCAGGTCACCTGCTGCCAGGCGCTCTGGTTCGCGTCCAGGTGCGGGACCAGGATGACCTGGTCGCCGGAGGCCGCCGTGGTGGTGAGGGTGATGCCCCCCTCGGCGTAGTACGCGACGCACGCGCTGGTGGCGTTCGTGCCGAGCACCTCAAAGTCGGGGTCGGCGATCTCGCGGGTGGCCTCCGTCGCGGAGTGGATGTCCGCGTTGACGCCGGGCTTGCCGCGGCTCCCTGCCGTCCAGTCGAGCGAGAAGCGCTGGCCGTCCTTGATCGCGACGTTGAACCAGTTGGTCCCGCCGTCGATGGTCGCCCAGAGCGCGAAGAGCGTGCTGACGGCCGCCTTGTTCAGCCAGAACATGGTGGTGCCCGCTGCGCGTCCGTACGCGCCCTCGGGGACGCCGTCCCCGACCATCACTTCGGCGTAGTCCGTCGTTGCGCGGTCGCCGATGTCGGAGAGGCGGAGCCCCTCGGCCTTGACGAGCTTGTCTCGGAAATTGGGCCCGATCTCGGGGGTGCTGTCGGCCATGGTCTGAACCCTCGGCGGGTACTACACAGCGGAGCGTCAGCTCAACGCGAATAGGTGGATCACGCGCAGCACGACCTCACCCATGATCCAGCCCTGGTCGTCCTCGGCGTGGTCCGCGGAGACGAGCACGGCGCCGGAAACGCCCGCGATTCGACGCGCGTACATCGTGATGGTCTGCGCCGCGGCGAGCGCCTCGTCGTAGCTGGTGACCTGGTCGAGCGCCCCGATGTTGTAGGCCCACTTCACGCTCACGCGCGTCTCGCAGACGGCGCCCTCGCTCTGCTTCTGGCGGCCCTGCGGGAAGGTCCACCCGGGCACCCCGACGGCGAAGCCCTTGTGCAGGAGGTTGTCGCCCTCGTTGGCGCCGAAGCGGTCCCAGGTGCTGGTCGACTCCTGCCACCCGTCCGCAGTCAGCGCCGCGAGGATGGAGGCGGCGCACCGCTGCCGGATGGTGGCGACCGCGAGCGCGCTCACAGGCCGCCGAAGCCCCGCCACGAGGTGAGCGGCGAGGCGTTCACGTACGTGACGCCCTTGTTCGCCGCCCTCCGATCGTCGCTGTCGGCCTGCCCGGTCCCTCCGGTGCCCCGCACGAAGCTCATGCGCCCGAGGGCGATCTCGAACTCCTTCTTGTGCGACCCGGCGAGCTCGCCCCAGCGGCCACCCTGGGCGCGGTGGAAGTCGAGCGCGATGAGGTGGAACGTGAGCTCGAGATGCACCTCCCGCAGAGACCAGCTCGTGATGACGTGCTCGAGCAGCACGCCCATCTGCTCAAGCCGCCCGACGATGCGCTTCCAGGCCTCGTCGATCTTCGGCTGGAAGGTGGTCGTCCCGCTCGCCAGGTGGCGGTCAAGATCGGAGTAGAGCCCCGTCAGGTCCGCGTCCGTGATGACCGGGAAGGCCGCGTGCAGCACGAGCGCCGCGTCGCGGTGGTACGTGCGCGTCACCCCGTCGAGCACGAGCGCCCAGGCCTCGCGGTAGCCGCGGCCGAGGGCAAGCGTCGCCGGGAGCGACGACGCGCCCAGCGAGTACGTGGCGATGCCGCCCGCGATCGTCACCGCCGCCGCAGGCACGATCTCGGCACTGGCCGAGTCGTACAACGTGAACGTGCCCGAGCTCGGCGCCACGAGCGCGCCGGACCGGTAGATCTCCAGCGAGACGGTCTGCGTCCGCGCGCGCTCCAGGAGGTCTGGGTAGGCGATGCGAGCCGAGTAGGACGTCTCCGCGTTGCTCACTTGCGGTCTCCCTTCTCGCGCTGCTCGTTGCGGATGCGGGCGTCGCGGGCGAGCTTCTTCGCCACGTCCGCGGGGACGCCGCCCTTTTCGATCATGTACTTGGTGGTGCGGTCGATCTGGTCGCGACCGCCCTGCTTCTCGCCCTCGCCGAGGCCGCTCACGCCGCCGTCCCGGCGGACTCGGCCGCCTTCTCGCCGCCACGAGCTCGTCCGCCGCCCTTCGGCTTGATTGCCTCCTCGAGGCCGGCGAGGCGCCGCTCGGCGTCCGCCTTCACGTCGTCGACCTTGCCCCGGATGGCGCGCTGCTTGAGGCGGACCAGGCGGCTCCGAAGCTCGGAGATCACGGACTCGCGCGGCGCCTCGACGAGGCCCCGCTCGACGAGGCCGAGGCGGAAGCTGTCGCGGGCGGCCTGGTCGATGACGACATCGAAGGCCCCGTCGCCGTAGACGCGCACCTTCTCCCAGCGGAGGAAGTAGCCTTTGGTTCCGCCGACGCCGTCGATCTCGTACAGGTACGAGTCGGTGTCCCGGAGGACGGAAAACCCGGCGCGCTCGTTCTTCGCGAGCATGAACGACGGGTCAGGCGACTGGCCCTTCGGCGCGCTGCGCACCCAGACGCCTGGCTGCACAAACAGGGGCTTGAGGACAGGCAGGAGCCGCCAAGCGCCCTCGACCTCGATGAGCTCCCAGCTTCTCGAGTGGGCCCCGAGGAAGAGCATGCGGTGGCGGCCGAGGGTCCCGTCTTTGTTGAAGTCGGGGAGCTTGCCGCCCAATGCGGCGCGGCTCACGGACCGCTGTTCGGCGAAGCCGTCCGCGTTTACGCCGATCGATCCGGCGCCAGTGGTGCTCGTGTTCTTGGCCATGTGTGTCCTCGGGGGTTCTGACGCCGAGGGCCCGTCCCCTCGCGGGGTACGGGCCGGGCCAGAGGCAGGCGGCTCGGGCGGACCCGGCGGACACAACTCCCGTGCCGCCGGAGCCGCCGCCCGAGGCGTGCTACGAGGTGGCGCCGAGCAGGCCGCGGATGCGGCGCTCCTCGCGGATGGCGACGCCGTCGTACCCGTTGCCCACGATCTGGTAGCTGTCCTTGGAAGCGTCGCGCTCAATCTCGATGAGCAGCGGCATGTCGGTGGGCGCCATCACGATGGCGTTGCCGCCGAGCGGGGCCTGGGGCCGCGCGATGCTGTAGGCGAACGCGCCCGCGGTCATCACGGCGTTCTGGAAGTACCCGCCCGCGGAGAGCACCTTCGTGCTCTGGAAGCAGAGAACGCCCATGAGGTTCTCGGCACCCTTCGCCAGGAAGGCCTGCACGTCGCCGCGGTTCGCCAGGGGGCCAACCTCGGAGCGGAGCGAGTCGCGGATCGACTGCGCCGTCTTCGGCCGGAGCATGCCGAAGAGCTGGCCCGGGTCGCCGACGTCGTCGGTGAACGAGTCGATGCAGTCGATCAGATCGTCGACGCTGCCCATGCCGGTGCTGGTGATGTTGGTGGACGCGGCGGCGGCCGCGGTGGCGAGCAAGCCCATGCGGCCCGCGCGGAAGGAGTCCGCGAGGGTCATGCCGAGCGCGATCGGGTCGAAGCCCCAGGCGGCGCCGACGGCCCGGGCGAGGCCGGTCTGGTCGAAGCGGAGCGAACGGCGGGCGATGGTGACGTCGGCGTCGTAGGCGGTGACGGACGAGGCGGCCACGTCGGTGTCTTCCGCCGCGGTCGCGTCCATGGAGATGCCCCAGCCGAGCAGGAGCTGGCGGTGGCGCTGGACGAGCGAGCTCGAACCGCTTCCGTCCGTCATGTAGACGATCGGGGAGTCGAAGAGGTCGGCCACGTCGGCGAGGGCCAGGGCGAACGCGCGCTCGGCGAGCACGAGGTCGTTGAGCTGGTCCTCGGTGGTGAGGCCGTTGCCGGAGACGGGGGCGCCGGCGGAGAAGATGGCGATGGCCATGGTGAGCACCTGTCGGGTTGGGGGTCCACGACGGCCGTGTCGCTGTTGGGGCCCGGTGCGACCGGGGCGGCTGTCCCCGGGTACTACACAGCGGCGAGGGCGCTTACCCGCGACGGGCGGCGCGCCGCTCGGCGTCGAGCTTGACGAGCTCGTCGAGCGTTTTGGCGCCCTGGACCTTCGAGGCGAAGTCCGGCGTCGTGCCGGGCTCCACGCGCTGCTGGTTCTGCGACGACGACGCCCACGCGGGGCGGTTGGTCCCCGTGCCGCCCTGGCCGCCGCCCTGCTGCCCACCGCCCTGGCCTCCACCCTGCTCGCCGCCAGCGCCACCCTGCTGGCCCGCGCCCTGCTGCCCGCCACCCTGCTGGCCACCGCCGCCCTGGCTGAAGACGCCGCGGAGGTAGCTCGGCAGGAGCGTCGGATCGCTCTTCACCTGCCCGAGGTACGTGCCGAGGTCCACGCGCGCGGCGGGATCGGCGACCTTGCCCATCGCCTTCTTGTGCGCCTCCTCGAGGGCCTCAAGCGTGTCGGTGTCGGTGATGCCGAACTGCGTCGCCGCCGTGTACCGGGTCTCGACCTGGGTGGCCTTGCCCTTCCAGGTCTCCACCTCGGTGGCGAGGGTGGTCACGCGCGCGAGCTCGGGCTCCACCTGCTTCTTCCAGGTGGTCAGCGTCTCCAGCTCGGTCTGCGTGTTCCGGACGCGGTCCTTGATCTTGTCCTCGAGCTCGGCCTTGCTGAAGTACTCGGCGCCTTCATGGGTGATCGGCATGTGTGTCCTCGGTCAGGTGGGGAGCGGGTCTGCAGGCGCGGTGGAAAGCGCGGCCGCAGGGCCGAACTCGGCGTTCTCTTCCTGGATGCGCCGGAGCTCGGCCTTGGCCTGGTCGCGGTTCACGCCCGGGTGGAGCTTCATGTAGGCGTCCACCAGGGACTCCAGCCCCGCGCCCACCTTCTCGAGCAGGTCCTTCCGCTGGGCCTCGACCTCGGAGGCCGACAGCGGGAGGCTCGGGTACTCGATGGCGTAGCCGCTCTCCGGGTGGCTCGTGCCCGTCGTCGCGTTCAGCACCTTCGCCGAGCACTCAAGCACGGCCAAGTCGCCGCGCCGGAGCTGGGGCTCGAACCGCGCCTGGGCGCCGCGGAGGCCCTCGCGCGAGATCGACAGGGATGCGCCGGAGCGCGGGTCCGCGCCCGTGCGCACGAGGTCCGCGGCGGACACGCCGGCGTACTCGGCGAGGCCAGACTCGAACATGCCGATCGCCGTCATAAGCGCTTCGGGCTCGAACCCAGGCTTGAGCTGGATCACCTGCGGCTGGATGTTGCTGTCCTCGACGGGCGCCACCTCGATGAACGCGCCGGGCTCGGTCGAGATCACGCTCGTGCGCGTGCCGCCCGGGCTTTCGATCTCCAGACCCACCACGCGGCCGCCGACGACGACGACGGTGCTGAAAGACCCGTCCTTGACCCCGTGCACCCAGAACGTGAGGAGCACGCCGATGGTGAGCGTGCCGAGCACCGCCTCGAGGCCGTAGTAGCTGTCCCAGAGCCGGCCGGTGCGCTCGGCGTGGTACATCACCGCCGGGATGTAGGGGCGGCCGGCGCTGTCGCGGTACTGGTAGTTCGCGCCAGACTTGTCGCCGCCGACGTTGTACGCCGTCCAGTCCTGCAACCGGTCGGCCGACAGGATGCGGTGGACCGGGTTCTCCAGGTCGGTGACGTCGAGGATCTCCCACGCCCAAGCGAACTCGCCGGTCTGCGGGTCCCGGCGTGCCTGGATCTCCTCGATGCGCACCGGCACGTCCGGCGCCTCGTGGAGCGACTCGACGTGCACGAGCTCGCACGGCACGGGCCGGTGGAGCAGGCCCCCGCGCTCGCTCCAGTCCACACGGATGATGCCCTCGCGCAGGCCGACGAGGTCGGTGCTCGCGCGCTGCTGGAGCTGCCAGAAACCAGCGCCCTCGACCGCCGCGGCAAGCTGTTCGGCGGTCGTGCCCGCGGTGCCCCGCACCTTGGGCTGGCTCCGGTAGAGGGCGCCGCCGATCTGGGTCGAGAGCGAGCGGAACGGGTTCCGTGACATTTCGGCGATGCCCCACGCCTGGCGCCGGTCCGCCCGGATGTGCTTCTCTAACGCCCGCTCCAGATCGTCGGCCCACTGGCCGTTGAGCAGGCGCGTCCGGAGCGCTTGGTGCTCCGCACGCTTCCGGTCCTCGGGGGGCAGCATGGGGCGCGAGGCGAGGTCGAGGGCCATCGCGGGGTACTACACAGCGAGCGCCGCCGGTCAGAACTTCCGCTGCAGGACGCGGCCGGGCGCGTCGTGCCGCCCTCCCCAGAGATGACGGCAGGCGTAGCGGAGCGCGTCGAGGATGTCCTTGTAGCGGGACTTGTCCGTGCCGTCCCACTTCTCCAGCGCCTCGATGAGCCACGCGCAGGACTCGTCGACGTAGAAGTGGCCGGGGCGAATCATGCATTCGTGAAGCCATCGCACGGACGGCCAGAAGTGGTCCTTCTTGAGGCCGCGCTTCGCGACCTTGATCGCGGGCCGGAGCTCGCCGGTGACGCCGAGGCGGCGGGCCACCGCCGCGGTAAGCAGGCGCGCGTTCTTCCGCGTCGTGCGCCCCTCGTAGGCCTTGTCCGCCCACACGTGGTCCAAATCCGTCCACCGGTCCCCGGTGGCGCCAAGCATCTCAAGGAGGCCGTCCGCGTCCATCTCGACGGTCGTGCCCTGCTGGGGGACGTACTCCCCCATCGCAAACACTCGTGGGTAGAGCCCGCTCGAGTCGATGTAGAGCAGCACGCCGCACGTGCGGAGCGCGTCCTCGCCGTAGTCGAGGCCCGCGGCGAGCTCGACCGTCTTCGGCAGGAGCCCCTCGGCCACGATGCGACGCACGTGCTTCGCGCGAGCGAACGCGTCCAGGGCCGCGCCGGTGGTCGCGTACTCCCACTCGCCGTGACAGCGCACCGCCCGCTGCCACGAGAGCGTCTTCGCGATCTCCGACTCGATCCAGGCCGCGTCCATCGGGCGGCCGTCCTCCGTCTTCAGCGGGACCAGCGCGCCCTCGGGGACGAAGTTCTCGGGCTCCATGCGGAAGTGGAGGTCCACCACCTGGCCGTCGGTGACGAGCTTGCGGAGCCAGGACAGGTCCCCGGTCGTCGCCGGCGTCATGGTGATCGCGATGTCGCCGCCGGTGCGGCGGAGCCGCATCTGCAGCTCGGAGAACGTGCCGTCGTCGCCAAGCGGCTCGTCGATCCAGACGTAGTGGATCGTGGCGCTGGCGAGGTCGAGCGTGTCCTGGCCGACCGTCTTGATGCGGATGACGCTGCCGTTCTTGAAGACGACGGCCTTCTGAACGCCCGCGAACCCGTTCTTGTCGCTGAACATCGTCTCGGGGACGACTTCGTCCTTAGGGAGCAGCGCCCAAATCTTCTTCTGGATCGCGATGGACTGCGACCAGCTCTTGCAGATGACCCAGGCCTCGATCGGCCCCTGCCGCACGGGCTTGTGCGGGTGCGCGCCCAGGCACCGCCAGATGAGCTCCGCGGCGCCGCACCAGGTCTTCCCAAACTGGTTGCCCGTCCGGAGCATGAAGAACGCGGCGGTGCACCGCAGGAACGCGATCTGCGGGGGCGTCCACCGCACCTGGTCGAGCGGGTGGACCGCCGCCTCTTCGAGGAGGGCGTCCGCTACGTCGAGGACGCTGTCGAGGTCATCGCCGAAGGCGTCGCCGTAGTCCTCTCCAGCGAAGCACATGCCGGGTAGTACACGGAACCGCCGCTACACCCAGCCGAGCCGCACTCGCACCCGCTCCTGCATCGCCAGCGGCATCGACGAGATCCGGGACGCGAGCGCCGCCACGAGCTCGTCAGCCGACATCGCCCGCCGCGCCGCCTTCGACGCGGCCTCGTCCCGGGCGCGGATGCGGTCCCCGACCTCGCGCTCGGCGGCGAGGAGCTTCGCCGCCGCGACGTAGCTGCCGGCCGCCTCCGCCGAGCGACGCAGGCGCTGCACGTCCGCCAGCTCCTGCTCGAGGCTGTCTGCGGCGAGCGGCGGCGAGGGAGGCGCGGCACCTGGTGCGGCCGCCGGCGCCCCGGACCCGTTCACCTCACGCGCGGCGAGCGCGGACTGGTACTCCTTCCAGGCCTCGCGCTCAAGCCGGATGTGGTTCGGGACCACCGAGGGCGCCAGCTTGCGAGCGGTGGCCGCGTCGCGCTTCGCCTGGGCGTGCTGGTGCTTCCAGAACGCGACCGGGTCGCCGATCAACGTCGGTTGCCGCTCCTTCGTGGTCTTCTTCGTGCCCGCGGCCAACCATCCCCCGTTGTTTTCAGGTTTTTCCGAGGGCCTCGCGCAAAAAAGTCGACGTGCGCAG